ATGCGTACACAGAAAAAATGCACAAGGTCTTCACACTCCAGGATAACCACTATAGCTATCGCTGTTGCTTCGTCTTTTGCCATGACGCCGGCTTTGGCGGCCCCTGCTACCAACCCCCCTGGGAACGGTGTAGGAATTGCTATAGGCTCAGGAAGCACAACCGATACTTTCGCCAAAAAACAAATAGCTATTGGGGTTAATTCCAAAACGATTTCTGATGGCTCTGCCAAAAATGATAGTGCCATTGCTATTGGCGCAGGGGCTCATACCTATAACGAATTGGGACGACGCGTTGCTGCCGTTTCTTTTGGAAAACAGCAAGCAGATTACACTGGGGGAATTGCAATCGGCGCTAATACCTATGCGATTACAACAGGAACCAGCATTGGCCAGCGTGACTACGTAGGAGCCATGGGGGATATAAACGTTTCTGAGTCGAATCGCGACATTCTCCAGTACGCTCCTGGTTCAACATCATTGGGAAGTAATGCCTATGCAGGAGGTACCCTTTCAACAGTTCTTGGCGCTTATAACATTGCGACCAGTGGATACAATGGCACAGGGGGGCTTAACAGTCTTTCCTATGCAGCACAAAACTTTGGGTCCACTATTGTCGGTACATTGAATACCAACGAATCCGCCACAGTTCCTGTAGGCTTTCTTAGTACCAGTTATTCCGGCATTGCAAATAGCACTGTAGGTATCGCTAATCGAACGTACAATTCAAACGGTGCCTTGATTTTCGGTGCGGGCAACGAAATCACCAATTCAGTCGTAGATATCTCCGTTAGTTCTACCACTCAACCGGCCTCTGTTAATGAGCTTGCAGGGAAATTGCGCACTGCAATTCACGATGACGAAGGCGGCGCAACTCTTGCAATCGGCGGCGGCAACACTGCCGATTACACCCAAGCCTCGCAGCTGATCGGCGTTAACAATACGCTCAAAGGCTCGTCCAGTTCCGTGAGCCAATACAACGCGCTGAATGGCTACAAAAACACGGCGAGCAACGTTAATCATGTGACTGTTATTGGCTCTGAGAACTCAGTATCCGATACAACAACGGCTGTAGTTTTTGGCGATAAGCGTACGCTGAACGGGGCCGACAACAGTGTAATTATTGGCTCATCTTCGAATGGTACAACTACAAGCGTAAAGAATGCTGTGGCTATTGGCACTGAAAGCAATGCCACCGTTGAGGGTGGGGTTGCGCTGGGAGCTGGATCCGTCGCTTCGACAGATAAGGGTAAAGTAGGGTACGACCCGGGGACCAAGGCAGCCTCGACCAACACAGATAGCACATGGGTATCAACCCGAGCGGCTGTTTCCATTGGCGATACGGCCAATGGTATTACTCGGCAGATCACAGGTCTCGCAGCAGGTACCGCCGATACCGATGCCGTCAATGTAGCCCAACTGAAGGTGGTCAAGGGGGACGCTTCTCAGGCAGTTACAGAATCTAAGAAGCATAGCTCTGTTGTGGCGGGGAACAATATCAAAGTTACTTCTCAGGCCAACGCCGAGGGAGGAACTGAATACTCTGTGTCGACAGCCGATAATGTGTCGTTCAGTTCAGTCACAGTTGGTGCGGCTTCAATAAGCCAGGCAGGAATTCAGGCTGGCAGTCAAAAAATTACGAATGTTGCCCCCGGAACGATTTCCGCGACGTCTACTGATGCTGTGAATGGCAGCCAGTTGTATCAGACAAATCAGGCGGTTCAGCAGAATTCTGATGACATTTCCAAACTGTATAACCGCAGCGCGGAACTTAACCGCAAGATCCATCGTGCCGGCGCGCATGCGGCTGCTCTTGCCGCACTGCATCCGCTGGACTTCGATGAAAATCATCGGGTGTCCGCCTCTCTCGGCCTTGGCCAATACCACAGCAGCGGGGCGGCCGCTCTTGGTATCTTCGTCCGCCCGACGGAGAACTTTATGGTCAGCCTGGGAGGATCAATCGCCTCTGGCAGTGATGTGATGGGGAATCTCGGCGTGCATTATCGCTTTGGCGGCGACAGCGTGCGGGTGAACAAAACGGAACTTACTCAGCAGGTAAGCACTCTCACCGCTGAAAACCGGGATCTGTCAGCAAAATTGGCTTCTTCCAACTCAAAGCTGGAAGCCGCTACGTCAAAGATTGACTCTCTGATGGAAAGGATCCACGCTATCGAAGCCAAACTTAATATGAAGTAAGCAAAGCTCAAGGAGAGGGGGCTTGCCCCTTCTCCTTTCGTCACCATATAATGTATATGGTCTTGTGAAGGCCACTGTGGTTCGCATGTGGGCACCAGCTCTCCCCTTGTAAGACTGGCACGGCCTAATAAGAGGCCAAGATGCAAGAGAATTGTGCGCGCCCCTTGAGGAAACTCGGGGGCGCCTTTTTATGAAATCAAAAGGAAGGCGCCCAGTTGACTACAATTTTTAGTCAACTGAAGTTAGCCGCGGCTGACGGTAAAAAATATACGATGTTACTGCACAAAAGCAAATTCTGCGCATTATCCAATTCGTTCACTCTCCCACCCACCCTTTTTGTTTATTTGATTGCAGTTACTGGGCTTTTGGTCTTCTCCCTGCTTCTTCCTGCAGCCATGGGATTCGCCCACGGCAAACCATCAATCGTTGAGGCATGGGACTGGAAAAATATCCTGTTTGTGGTGCTGATTTTCTTTGCCCTCAGTCAGTACAGAATCACGCGCTGGTTCGTAGCTCTTCCTCTTATTCTGATTTTCGGGCTCTATATGCCGGCAGGTTTGCTTTACGGGAAACCCAGCCTCATCGTTTCAATAGCCGTTTTGCAGACCAATCCCGCAGAAGCAGGTGAATTTCTCACGAACATCCCTTGGCAGGTTTTCGGGGGCGTCATTGGGCTTTTGGCCAGCGGTTTTATAGGTGTCTTCTACAGCTCAAAGATCAGAGTTTCAGCAAAAATCATTTTGGGTATCGGCGTGGCGTCTTTCATCATCGGGGAAATGATTTCTTTCGGAAGCGCCGTAAATTCGAAAGCAATCCAGACGGTTTACTTTTTCCGTCTCCTCAGACCCAGTGTAATTGATGGCTATGCCGCCCTAAAGGAAGAAGAAAAGCTAGGTACTCCCTCGTGGCAAATCGCTTCCGTCAAGCCTCGATATAAAACCTATGTCGTCATTATTGGTGAAAGCCAACGGCGCGATTACGCATCTGTTTACGGTTATCCACTAAATACGACTCCGTATTTAAACAACGCCAATGGCACCTTCTTCTCAAACTTTATTACCGCTGGTGGCAATACTGTTATCTCGCTGCCAAGGATGCTTTCTTACAACATTCCCGGCTCTGAGCAATACAGCAAAGATGACAATATTGTTACTCTCGCCAATGCCGCTGGCTTTGACACATGGTGGATTTCCAATCAGGGGCGTGGCGGGCCATTCGACAACCCTATTGCTCAGATCGGCATTCGAAGCCACCACACAATCTGGCTGAAGGGCAATTGGGCAGACGAAAATATAGATGACGATAATCTGCTGCCAAAAATTCGGGAGGTGCTGAAGACTAAACCGTCAGAAGATAAGCCCAGATTGATCTTTGTCCACCTGATGGGGTCGCACCCAACTTTCTGTGAACGTCTGTCCGGGCGTCCTGTTGCGTTTAATGTCGGAGACAGTGCGATGAATTGCTATCTGACTACTTACCGCACCTCCGACGCCTTCATTAAAAGGACTGTTGATCTTCTGAAAACTGAAGCCGGTGATTCATGGTCACTCTTATATTTTTCTGATCACGGGCTGTCCATGCAAGAGAAACTGGGAACCCCTTTGGGCAAAGAGCTCATGCACGGGACCGCTTTTCGTCAGAACTATGAAGTACCTTTTCTGAATATTTCTTCTGACAGCAGAGCTCACGATGTCAATCCGGCGTATAGAACAGGATTCCGTTTACTGGAGGGAATGGCCGAATGGATGGGAATCAGTGCCAGCAATATCAATCTTAAGAATAGTCCTGATTTCTGGAGCAAAACGAACGACGAAGATATCCATGTCGCAGGCAAACAGCTATACCATCAGCTGGCAAATGGCCCCGCTCTGCGCTTCAGTTCCCAATTATCTCAGAACCGCCAACAAAATTTGCCATATCCCCCGCCACGCATGTAGCTCTCATTGCTTCCTTATCCGCCGCTACTCTCGTAAGAATTTCTGCACCTTCTCCAACCAGTTCTGCGCCTTCTCCGAGTAGGCTTTCGCATCGGGCGAGGCGCTCTTGAGTACGGTCTCCGGTATCTCGGGCTGCTTGCAGATCACTCTTGGCTCTGGTGTCTGCGGCGTCGCGCACCCGGACAGCAGTAACCCGCACAGCGCGAGCGTCAGATAAAGCCTTGTCTCGCGCGGCAAGCGCATCAGCCAATTGTCTTGATTGTTTCTCATAGCGTTCCTGCGCCTCCTTTTCTACCGCCCTGGTCTGCTTCTGCCAATCAGATTTAAGCTCGCTGATCTGAGCTTCATACTTCTCCGCCGTCGAGGATCTTCCTCTGGAGTACCCCCAGAACGCGGACGCTATCAAAGCGCCAATGATGACACCGGCAATGGCCAAATTCTTTTTTATCATTCCTGACCCTTCATACAGATCCGATACTCTTTTTCCCGCCGATTCACCAGCCCCGGGTGCTTCTTATTTTTGAAGTAGCACCAGCGCCTGATTTCGGTGCAGGCTCCTTTGTAGTCCTTGCGATTCAGCTTCTTCACGAGTGCCGAGCTACAGAATTTCTTTTGGCCGATGTTGTAGGTTAGACGGAGATAAGCGTCGAGCTCCCCTTCCGAGAGCGGCACTTTGACACAGCGGCTGATCCCTGTCTTCGCCATCTCGGTATCCCGGTACAGTCTCTGGAGCGCCTGCGTCGGCTCAATAGTGTCCCCTTTCTTCACACCGGCTGTTGTCCCCCACCTGATAGTGGGGACGTCTCCTTTCACGGGGACATAGGCGGTTGAGCTATAGCCCTCGTACCCGGCGATCCCTACCAGCGTGGCGGCTGATACGGTCATTGTGGTGATCTGGTAGCGGTTCATAGAAATCCCTCCTGCCCCCTGGTATGAACGCCTTATTTTTTAAAAGCTCGCTATAATGCGATACGTAAGGTCTCTCTCTCCTTACGTAGGTGGTTTATGGAGTCGGTAGGCTTTCCCCGGAAGAGCACATGCTTTCCCGGGGATTTTTATAGGAATCGACCGCCAACCCAAAGCGTTAAAAGCGCTACTCCGAATGGGACAATCACGCTTTTAATGAATTCCCACGCCTGAGCCCGAACCCGTCTGCGCTCATCAGCGCGGATCCGTTCTTCATCAAAAGCATCCATTCGGTTCTCCAAAGTAAGGGCTCTGTTTTCTAGATCTTTGCTATAATCTTTCATGTAGATGTGGTCCATCTATGTGTAGCGTTTCTTAAGTCTCTGTTATGATTCGTTCCATCCCCGGAAGAGTTCCCGCTCTTGCCGGGGATTTTTACAGAGATCGGATAAAACCGATGACGCCCAGCACACCCCCAATAACGGCGCAGGCGACCAGCACGAGTTCTTCCCAGAAGTGGAAACGCTCCTTTTTGTATTCGCTGATAGCCGCTTGCTGAGCCTGTTTCAACTTCTGTTCATCCATAAAAGCCTCTGGCTTATCTATTCTTTCTTTGGTATCATCTCTCACGTACAGACCTCATATGTACACATTGCTCAGTCCCCGAAAGAGCTGCAACTCTTCCGGGGATTTCTTTTACCTGAGGAAGAGCTCCTTCTCTGCCTCTCGTCTCCTTACCAACCCCGGAAGCTCCCTCCCTCCCGCTCGCGCCCAACGCTTGAATTCATACCCCGCATTAATTACCTTGCCGGCATTAAAAAGTTTGAGGAGAGTAGATCTGCGGAGTGCCCCAGCGCCACAGTTGTATGCAAAATCCAATAAAGCGATGAACTGCCCTTGCGTTACAGCGACCCTGACAGATCGGGACAGCACATCACGAAGACGGTAAAGCTCAGACTCCAGAAGCTCGTCTGCCTCCTCTTGAGTAATCTTTATGTTCCTGATGACAGGGTTCCCAGATGCCAGGCGTGTAGAGCCATAACCCACAGTCCATACCCCCGCAGGATCCCGGTAGGAAGCCAGCCGGCACCCCTCGTTCGACTTAATGAACGGGACCGCGATTGCCGGGTTCCACGCCGAAAATTCTTTCTTTTCGCTCATAACTCTCTCAGCCATAAAAAAGCCCTCGAGAGATTCACGTCTCCCAAGGGCTTTGTTCTAAGAAAAATGGATTGGTTTTAATCTTTTCGATGAAGTTCTCCCTGGCTTCCGTCTGCCACTCCGTCAACCATCGCCTCAGACCGCTCTTCCATCGCTTTCAGCATCTTGCGGATCGGCGCCGGGATGATTGACCCATACCCCATGCGCTCAATGTTTTCCAAGATACTGCCAAAGTCGTTCAGGCAGAAAGCAAAGACCGCCGCATCCCTGACACTGACGAAAGGTATAACCGAAGTGATATCCAGCCCATGGCAAAGTGCCACGAGGCTCAGCATGACGATCTTTTTGGTGATGCCAAGGAACCCCGTACGGGAATTCCACTGCCCGGTCTTCATCGCGGCATAAGTACCGCTCAAATAGTCGACTACGATAAAAACAAACAGCCATTCAATCGCGTCATCGACCGGGCCAAAAAGAAAGGAGCACAAGGCTCCCAGAATCCCGCCAACCGCCAGAAAAACGCGGGATGAAAAATCAGGAATCAGATCCACCTGTGCCCCCATCAAAGACATTGCTCAGCCTTCAGCAGCAGAATCCGTGATTTCGTCCCCGGACTCGTCGTATGTCTTCTCAATTCCCTTATTGGCGTCCATCCAAACATCAAAAGATATTGTTCGGACACGAGTCTTCGGTACAGAGGCAAGCGCCTCGCGAAGTTTACGCTGAGTTTCGGCGGAGTCCGCAGAATCACAGTTCATGAGAATTTGAACGGTATACCGGTTGTAAACGGTCATGGTTTGCTCCTATTGAAATGTAAAGATTGATATTTGTGGCCCTATGCCGTACGCCGCCACATATTTACCGCAATGTAGGGGTTGCGGACGCTAAACGCCTGCCCACCCCCTGTTGCCCCAACTCCCACCGTGTGCGTGTGGTTCCCTGCGCCGTCGACTCCGACGTTATGCATATGGCTGGCATTAATATTCACGATGGAGGAATCGGTAGCGTAACCGCTGTTTGACGGTTGCTTGCCCGCTCCAAGGCTGCAGACGCCGCTGGCTGTGATGCCAAGACCGCCCGGGTTGAAAGAGCCCGTGAGGTTGGCTGTGTCCGTTCTTGCGGCGTGCCCATGCCATCCCGCCTCCCCCGTCCACGCAGTATGTGCATGAGACGGCATCTCTTCTACCGTCAGTGTGTGGGTATCTGCCCCCCCCTCACTCCCCACAGCGAAGCCACCGCCTGCTGCCACTAAAGCACGACCAGCCCCAATTGCCGCCCAAGTTCCACCAAAGAGTGCCCCTGGGTCGGTCGAATCAATGGAGCAATAAATAGAGCCTACTGGATATGCCGCAAGCTTTGCCTCAGCGACAGCCGCCGCGATCAGAGAGCTCAACTCATCCTTTTTCGCGTAACCAGCAAGAACAGAATCCGCCTCAATCGCCTGGATGCTCGCCGCTTCCTGGGCTTGTACGGCACTAACAGCCGTGGTATGAGCTGTTGTGATCGCATCAGTTGCCGTGATCTGGGCGCTTTGTACGGCTGCAACAGAGGTGTCGCCCTGAGATTTAACCGCGGTGACTGATGTGGTCTGCTGAGCGCTAACGTCTGAAAGAGCGGTCGATTTTGCCGAGTTCACAGCCGAAACGGCTGTGGTTTTAGCTGACGCTATAGCGTCCGTGGCCGTGGTCTGTGCTGTCGTGATCGCCGAAACAGCATCCATCTTTGCAGTCGAAATGTCTGTCTTTGCGGTCGCAATTTCTGATTCGAGTTCCGATTTTTCTGACGCTACCGTCGATTCGCTCGCGGCGGCATTTGAAGCTGCTGTTTCTGCGACCGTCTGGATCGCCTTGAAGGCCGAACCCAGAAGGAGCGAGGTTCCCCCTGTCGAGCTGTAACCGACAATCTTGTCGTCCGAGTCGAGCGTCGCTTTCTGCGGAAGATCAGATACTTTGATGACTGCCATTCAAGCTCTCCTTTAAGCCGTGCGCTTCCAGATGTAGACCGCGAGGTACGGGTTTCGGGTCGAGAAAGCCTGCCCGCCGCCCGTGTTGTCGACTCTGACGGCGTGATTATGTTGGCCCTGCCATGAAGTCTCGCCCGACCACGCCCGGGAAGCGTCAAAATTAATCTGGTAGTGCGACTTCATACTGCCGCCGTCGTCCATACCCTTAGTCCCGCCGACATCCGTGGCATAAAAAGCTCCGGACTCATTCACAAAGTAGCGTGTATATAGCCCCGCGCCAAAAAAGCCCGTGATCGTCATCGAACCACGGGTATGCGTATGCCCGCCGGCCTCTGTTGCCTGTGCCGAGTGGCTGTGCGCTGGCATCTCGTTCACGGTCAGCGTGTGAGAGTCTGCCCCGCCTATCGTCCCCGCCGCGAAGGAGCCGCCGGCGTCGATCAGGGTTCTGCCCGCGCCGATTCGCTCCCATGTTCCGATGCCGAACAGCTCTGCCGGATTGGTTGAAGCCGTTGAGATATAGACCGATCCGACAGGGAAAACGACATCTATGACTGCCTGTTTCGACAAAGCCTTCAGGGCATCAACGAACCCGGTATACAGGGCGGATGCGTCGATAGTTGCGTCCTCGGCCGCGTAGTCTTTGATCAGTTCCCCTATGGCATAACCAGCCGAGGCGCCTTGAGCCAAAACGCGATTTACCTGGGCGGACTTGGCGATGCCGCTTTGGAACCCTGTCGTCCTCACTGCCGAGAGCGAATTGCCCTGCCAAGTGGTTTCATCGACAACATTTGCCGAAGCCCCGTTCGCGAACGGGACCAGTTTGTTTTCTGCCATGTGCTACCTCAAGAAGATGAAATATCGATGTAGAGCAGATTTCCGCTGTCGTCCGTCAATAGCGTTCTATCCGTTGCTGCCAAATTTCCGGCAACTCCGTTCTCTATTATTTCCAGAACGCCAGCGTTGTTAAGAGCGATGATTCTGTTTGATAAAATCTGCCAGACAATGGGAGGGACCCGCGATTTGTCGATGTAGACAGTGATTCTCATGTCCTGAGTGTCTACATAGGCGATCTGTGCCGTTGTGACGCCAAACGCCGTTGAGATCTGGTCAATCAAGGCCATGAGATCTTCGTTGCGGCCCGTGTATTGGTTGATCGCGACCTTTGCTTTGAGGACGATTCTATAGATCTCATCCGAAAGAACCGTAATGCCATAGGCGTCATCACGAGCTGTCTGCCAGACCCCGAGGTCAAACCCCACCCCGTCAACGTCATCAAATGCAAAAAAGACATCCGTAATCTTCAGCGCAAGCTTTCTTGTTTCACCAACCCTCACCCCAACTGCGTCGAGCTGGCTGCCAACCGCATAATCAATATCGAAGTCCCGGACGAATTGCTTCATCCTGGATCGGGCCTCAGCGACAGGCTCAGTGAGCTGATAAACCCACTCCGTGAAGCGCGGCTTTTCGCGATGCGCCCCGGCGATCAGTTCGGTGTATTCGTTCTGGCTCGCCATATCTGTTACTCCACGGTGATCGTGATGCTGTCAGCAGAAGTCGAAGCCTTCTCATTCCACGCTATATCAACCGAGGCCGCCGAGCCGTTCAGCGTTATGCTCTCGAGATAAAAATCCGGGTCGTAGATGTCAGCGTCCCGGACGACTTCCGATACGCATTTCATGATGTCAACCTTCTCGCCTATAGCTAAGCCATTGATGTAGGCTGAGAGACGAGTTTTGACATCGTCCTCGTTCGTCGTGAGCCAGGTGTCTGTTGCTTTCAGGGTGATTGCAATGGTGATTGCGACATCAGTCGGGCGGGAAAACGCGATTTCGTTCACGTTGCCCAGGGAGTCTATGTACTCGACCGTCGTCGAACCGTAGGTAGAAACTCCCTGGCTCTTCTTCTTATATATAGTCTCCGCGATCTCATCGGCCGCGCCGCCTGAAACGACAACGGCGATTGAGTGAGCGGGAATTCCCTCGCTTGACTCACTTCCAGTGTCGTTGTGTCTCCCTGCCACAGACTGAACACCATCCAGCTGCTGAATGGATCCTACAAGACCATCCCACAGACCCATTGTGGGCTGCATCGTGGAGAGCGTCTGGCGGTAGCGAAGTTCTGCGTCAGACTCAACCGCCGATCCCTCGACAGCTGCCGCTTTGTTCGTGACGGACTGCCACCCGAGCGTTGGTGTTCCAATTGTTGTGATAGATCCCGCGGGTGCCGATATTGCGCCTTCTGAATCGGCTGTCGCTGTGGCTACGACTTCGCCTGAAAGCGGGATACTCACAGTCTCAGGAAGATTCCACCTGTTCCCTGCCGAGTCCAGAGCGTATCCATTTGTGATGACCGTCCCGGCCTGCCCAATAATCGTGAGGTCTACGGACGAATGAGAGGCTTCATGGCGAGATATTCCGTTTGTCTTTACGGCGCCGTCTAGGGCAACGCCTACGGCTGTAGAAGGGTTGTAGGCGTTGAAAACGGCGATTGCCTGGGCATTCAGGTCGTTGATTGCCGAAGAGAATATGGCCAGAAGCTGCCCATCCTGAGTGTCGGAGTCGAGATTGATGTCGTCTCCGAAAGTTCCTTTGGCTTTAGTTTTGAAGTAGTCTAGGATCTCTTCGTAGCTGGGAGCCGTAATACCGGTCGCTGAAACGGTGAAAACAGGGCTGCTTATCGTCATAGCGTCTCCGAAATTTCTGTAGATCCGTAATTCGTGTCTATCGTGACCTGAATCGAAAGCGTCCTGGTGTCGGGGTCAAGGACCGACTGGAACTCCGTGATCTCTTTAACGCCTGGAGTCCCCAGAATACGGTTCCGAATGATCATGTCCACTGCCTCGTGCTTGCCGAGGATGTCTTGCAGCCAGGGTGTGCCATCGTTTGTATCGAGGAACCACTGCCCGCGCCATAGCTTTAATCTGGTCATGACGTTCTGGGCAACTCCTTCTGGAGAGTCCTGAAAGAAATCAGACAAACCGTGCCCGAGCATCATGTCGCCGCCTGAGTCAAGCTTTCGTACCTTCATTTCACGCCCCGTTTGGATATAATTTCCTTGAGAGTTGTGCGCGGGAAGTCTGCCCGCACGTAAAGCCGCCGTTCAGTGCCCGGCAGACGGCTTCTCTCTTATTTGGCATCTAGCTCATAAGCCGTGATCACAAAGCTGATGTCTCTTCCTTTTTTGCGTGTGCTCAAACACACCCTCTGCTTCCCGTAACGAATTGCAACACTTCCGTTTCTTTCTCCGGCTCTCTCGAGTCTGCCGTTTTGAATGGCAGTTGACAGATTCATAAGCACCCTTTTCAGGTTTTGGCCTTTATCCATCCTTCTTTGGATGATGTGTTCCAACCCCGCCTCGGAATCGCCCCAGACGAGGTCGATGTCGCCTATATCGTCTCTGTGAAATGCTCCGCGGATAAAACCTTTCCGTTCCTCAAGCATCTTGAACAACGCCCGACGACCTTTGAGATTCTTGCCCTTGATCTCCTCTCCATAGAACTGTTCGAGAGTTTTCGCTTTGTGCTCTCGCTTAAGCTGGGATTTTGATTTTCTGGTACCAGCACCAAAAGTGGAAAATTTCCCTCCACTATCTCTTGGGTGTTTAGCTTCAAAAGCTGCTCCATCCATGAAAACAATTTGGCAGACATCGTCTATGAAAAGCACGGCGACACATTCCTCATTGGCACAAAAAAACCCCGAAGGACTTTCGTCCGTCAGGGCCTTTCCAAATGAAAAATTACTTTTTACATCTTTTGGTCTGGAGCGGACCCACCGTTGTGCGTGTGACTGTTGTACGTGTCGCGGATAGACTGCATCTTTCCAGTCGAGTCGTAGATCTGGGCGCCGCCGACAATGTCGCCGGAGACGGTCACCTTGCCCGTGAAGGTCGTTTCCGGACAGTCAATCGTCAACTTGGGGCACGAGAGCGACACGGTCCCCGAAACCGCGGCAGAAAGAGTTCCTCCGATCGAGGCTTCCGCACTGCCGCTTGTTTTAAGGGTCACCTGATGGTTCGAAGGGGTGAGAGCGATGTACGCTCCCCGGTCGTCCGTTCTCAGCTCGACCGAATCCGTTGAAACGCTTCCGATCTTCTTTGCCTGAGACCAGACCCCCGGGATTACGAAACCATCAGACAGGTCATGCATCCGCGGCTCGGCCGGAGGCTGCACTCCACCGCTTTGCCACCACAAGTCGATGGATCTGGAAGAAAAAACAACGAGACATTCATCTCCGGTCCTGATCGGGAAGGTCAGGCTGCATCCCCCTGCGTGCGGGAAGACAACGGGGCAATCAAGAAGCAGCGGAAGATTCAAAATTTCCACGCTGCCGGTTTCCGTGACGCGTCGACCCTGAATGGCTGGCTGAACCTCGCACGTCAGAGCGTCGGCGTTGAAACTCTGGATGATCCCTGGCAGCGCTGTCCAGATCATCGCCTGCCGCCCGGTAAAATTCTGCTCGAACTGCCGAACGGGGTCTTCGATGAGTTCGTTTTCTGAGATCATTGGATGTTCGCCAAAAAGTTCCACACGCCCGGTTCGACAAACCCGGCCCCCTCGTTAACGCCTATGGCGATGATGTCCGTGTACCAGTCTTCGCCCCGGGTATCCCCCACATGCTGCCGACTCCGAATCTGGTAGAAACCGTCACCAGCAATAACCTTTCCTCGGGCGGCATAATTCTCTTGGACGGCCTTGTACTCGGTTGAATAATCCGGGGTCTGGATAAGCGACTGATCAATTTGCACGTAGTTTCCGAACTCCAAATCGGGATTCAGCAACGTCCGGGCTTCGATACCGCTCTGTGTCGCGTTAGGGCGGTCTAGAAGGCCGGTTGATGGCGACAAAATAACGATCTTGTTCCCCTGCCCCCGGCGAGGCGACTTCTGAAAGGCTGTCAAGCCCTTATTTGTGTAGCCCCAGTCCAGATTGTTCGTGTCGGCAAAGCTTTGCATTGCATCGCGGGCCATCCCGTACATAACTTTTCCACGGGGAAGCTTCGTGCTCATCAGCCCCGATGTATCCGCATACGATTCAACCCCATAATCCTTCATCGACTGGGCGATCGTGCGGAATACATCAGACTGGGACGAACCGGCGGGCAGAGAAGAATCAACGATTGAGTACTTGTGCGCCCGCTTGCCTGTCGCTGCTATAAGCCGCAGGCACGTGTCGGTTTCGCTAAGCCGGGACATGGATTTCCACCAGAGGTCACCGTTGAAGATGACCGAATGGTGTTCCTGATAACCAGCTTCGATGATGACAGAGATATGTTCGGCGTTATTCCCGTTCGTTACGATTCGTTCGTTAGTCGGAGCGTTGATCTGGTTGGCAGTGTCGTCAGACACGTTGTATACGCTGATCTCGGCAGTGCATGGGCGCCCCACAGCGGCCTGAGTCACCCTGAATGCCACTCGGTAGTCCGACAAATCAAGGGCCGCGGTGTTCGTCCCGTCCTTAGCGACCACAAGCCGGAAATACCTGAGCCATTGCCTTTCTCCGCTCATCAGGAATCCTCCCAATAGAGCTGCAGGTTCGATCCCATGTCGGCATAGGTTGGAGTTTCTGTGTACAAGCCGCCCACCATTGCATAGAGATGACCCAGCCCCAGATATTGGTGCTGCGCGAGTAAATCGACGCCGCACACAAGCGGGATCCCCTCGATCAGACTTTCGCCGTCCAGTGTCTGGATGTCTAGAAACCAACCTCCGTAGACCGCATCCCGGTAAGCGAGCTTCAACGTGTAATAGCTGTGGCCCAGGGCGATGTTGAAAAACTGCGCCCCGGAGCTCAAAGGGATCTGAACCATTTTCATGCGTTCCCATAATCGGATGGCAATTGGAGAACCGTAGAGGTCTCTACAGCCTGTCTCTGACCGCCGTTTGTCGGACTGGCCGTCCGCTCAGGGTTCTGCTGCACATCTTCGGAAAGATTCGTGCTCTGGGCCGAAACGATGATGACTTCTTCAAACGTGATGTCACAGATCAGCGCACTTTCCGTATCGGCAGTGGAACTTGTGGACAACTTTGTTATCAGCATGTTCTGATAGATCCGCTTACCCGTTGAGACCGTCAACAGTTCACGGTTGTCCATCAGCTTTAACAGCTGTTCGTATACCTCTTTGGTCGACAGATAACCCCGTAGGATTGAGGTATCTAAGACCGAATTGATGAGGCGGGATGAATCCGACCATCCGAAACGGACGTTCAGCACAGAGGGATTTTTATAAGCGTGATCGGAAATCGGAGCGCCTTGATCCACGGGGTGCCGGGTAACAGTAACCTCATCGTCGTGCTCCTCAGAGATCACTACATCCGGAATGATGGCGATGGCCTCAGACCCCGATGACGTGATCGACCTCCTGCGCCCGAGCGTAAGGGCTTCGATGGAGTACGGAAGACTGTTCAATGTCGAGAAATCGAGAGGCATTACATCATGCTCCTCTGGCCGTCGGCGATCGCTGCCTTCGTTGTCTGGGCGATATTCCGAGCGGCATTAGAGTCAGAAACGTAAATGGTTTGATTCACGGTCAGCTTGTTGTCGACCCTGCTCCTGTCCCATTCGTGGAAGTTCCTGCTTCGACCTGTAAATTGCGTGGCTCTCCTGATCTCATCCTGAAGCGATGGGTCCATGATGAGCTTTTGGTAGCCGTTCCCGTTTTCCTGACGGGTAATAGCTTCAATCATGGCCTGCATCTGGCGGGGATCACGAAGATCAAGAGCTGTGTAGGCCCCAACGTTCGCCCCGAGGCGGCTTGAGAGGTACTGCGAAACTCGTTTGATATAGCTTACAGTGTCGTTTTCGTTCGCCGGCGCCCAGGTGCGGACGAGGTCCGCAACAGTCTGTGCCCCGGAGTTTTGGTAGCGTTTCAGCTGTTTCCCGAGGGCCTCAACACCCTCCGCAAATGTTCCGTAGGTCTGGAAGGAGTGCTTGTCCTTTCGAATGTTCCCCGGATTGTTGTTGCGTACGCCCTTCGGAGCTTTCGTTCCGATGTAAGAAACCTCACCCGCCGCCGGGATTCCTTTGCGCTCGAGTTCCTTACCCGGAGTGCCGCCCGCTATATTGTTTTTCCCCGCGCTATTGGCGATCATTGCTTCCTGATCGTTCAGAGCGGTCTGAGCGTTCTTCTTGAAATCGCTTACAACATCGGTAAGGCCGATCTTTCCAGAAAAAAGATTTTTTACTGTCTGAATGCCGCCCGCAACGTTCGCAGTTATGTTTTTGATCCCGTCCCCGCCTAGCCACTTCGCCAGGCGGTCAACCATCCCGGAGATGTCGAAAGTTTTATTCAGAAAGCCGACAAGATATGTAAGAGCCTGTTTGCAAACAGCCCACAAATTCCCGAGACTTTTCCACAGCTCGTTGGATGATTCGGCTGTCGAATCAAGCGCTCCCCCGAGGGCTGCGGTCTGTTCCTTCGCTTTCCGCAGCTCTCCAGGAAAATTCTGATTCTTCATGTACTGCCACGAGTCGCCCAGGCCAATAGCGCTCGCCATCGATGCCGCTGTAGCATCATCCATGCCCTGCATCGCCGCAGAGATGTCGGCTACGATGTCGGTAGTATCACGAAGATTCCCGTTCGCATCCCGTACGGCCACGCCGAACAGATTCTCGATCTGATCTGCGTAGCCCGGGATCGTGCGGAGGCGCTCCCCCATCGTCCCGATAACCTTGTCAGCCATCCCGGCGTCCGCTCCCACGGCTTTGAAAGCCATGCGGAGAGAATTCAGCCCCGAGATGGAGGCGTTGGCGTAGTGGGCGATGTTGAAGTCGGCTGAAAGCTTGCTGCTCGCCTTATACCAGGCCGCATACATTGCTGTAGCTGCAGCTGCGGCTTTCAACCCGAGGTGCCTGACCTTCTTCTCAGCCTCCTGAAGTCCGGCGTTGAACCTCGCCTGAGAGTCCTTGTCAACGGAAAATCCGAGGTTTACGAGGAACCCTTCAATCACACTAGCTGCCATTTTCCTTTTCCCTCAAGCGCTGGGCGACCTCACGGTTGTGAGTCTCGTTCCTCAGGTACGTGTTCAAGATGAACAGATCCTCCAGGGTCAGGGATCCATCCTTAAGATCCCCGTACCGGATCATTCCTTCTCTGACAGGTGTCAGGAGCCAGTCTTCGCCGTTCGGCAGGCTCCACCAGTCGGCACTTTCCCAGGCCGCATCTAAGGCTTCTGTTCGGAAGCCATGCCGAACAATGCGGCTCCAATAGGGCGGATCTCACGCACGACCACTTCAAGCGCGAGCCTGAGGACATCTGCGGATCCGACATCGTCGAACGGGACACCCTCATTGATGACCGCTCCGTAGGTTTTGCCCCGCTTCTTCTCTACGCACGACAGGCAAATCGAGAGAATTTCGTCGAAGTCCTCCTTCGGCATCTTTGCGAGCCGGTCGAAGAGAGGCTGGGCGCAAGAGAGAGCGATTGCGAGCTGGCCGGCGAAATCCTCGTTCGATTCCTTGTCGGCCTGCTGCTTCCACAGCTCAAGGAAAGCCTTCACAACCCCGGAAAACAGGAAGGGAATGACCGGACTAGCGAGGCGGGAGACATTGAGAGCCTGAAAGCAGTCAAGCCGCCCGATGACGTATTCCGAGCCATTGATTGTGACGTGCTTCGGTTCCATTGTTTAAGCCTCTGCAGGATACGTTCCGGTGACCGTGTCGATCTTGATGCAGTCAAAGACCCACTCGAGAATGCCGCCCTCTTCTCCGTAAGTGCGGTCGGGCTGTTTCTGGAAAGCGCATCCGCGGCACACAACGGTCTCGTTGTTTCCTTTGTTGCGAATCGTGATCACGTTGTTGCCCCAGGAGCTGGAAGACAGAGCCTGGGCGTCGTACATCGCCTGCAGCAGGGCGTTGCGGGTAGATGTGTAGAGCAGCCGAATCGTCACCGTGCCCGACTTGTCGGCCTTCAGGGAGTGCATTCCCTCCCCGTCTGCCCCGATCGTCATTGTGTTGCGGGACGAGGCAAGCGCAACGGAAATCCCTTCTTTCGAATCGCCGGACCCGGCTCCGAGATCAATCACGCCAGTAGATCCCGTCAGCGTCGCGGTCACATCCATAAAAGAATACGTAGCCATCCAATCTCTCCTTACCTGTTAACCGTGATCGTCACGTTGATGAAGTGAACGGCGCCCTTGAGCTTTACAGCAATCTGAATCGGCGGGGCCTTGCGGGCCTCCCGGTCGGACTGGGACTGCTCATCGAAAGGCTGGATGTATACGTAGTAGCCTGTCGAGAGCGTGTCGCCGCTTTCCAGAGCTCCGAAGGCATCCCCGTTCCAGACTCCCGGGGCGATCAGGCCATTGGTCACGCCCTGCTCCAGGCTCTTGTTAACGCAGGAAACGATGGCCGTGGCGCCGGACTCGTCCTGCCCGACCTTCTTCGATGTGTAGAGCAGGTTCCAGAGATCCGTCTCAACTCTGTTCTGAAGCCAGTCAAGACCGTGCGTTTCGTCAATGAACCATCCGCCGGACGTGATGCCTTCCTGGAGGATGCTCGTGTCATTCTGATAGGCGCAGAAGGCGTTGACGTTATGGGACTTCAGGGCCTCGGCCTGAGAGCTGCGAAGGTTTTCCGCTGTGACGCCCGGGAGCTGCTTGAACTTAAGGGTCAGGGTCGTGTTGCTTCCCTCAAAGTTGATCGTCGCCATGCGGCCAAAGACCGAGGCGGCAGCCACAGGAGAATCGCTCGAGTACACGAGAATCGTGCTGTTGTACCCAAGGCCCTTCAGCCTGGAGCCGAGGGTTGAAGAAGCTGTCGAGTCGATTTCCGTAGAGTTCTGAGTCGTGAAGCCGATCATTCTCGAGGGAGAAGCCGCTTCAATCAGCCCCGCAGCCTCGACAATGGAATCATCAGACGCGTCCGGAGCGACGCAGACCATGTACCACGTGTTGTAATCAAGAAGCGCGGTGATTGCGGAAGCCAGAGACTCTGCCGCCACGCCCGCAACAGAGGTGGCAGAACCCGCAAAGCCCATCAGGGAAGACAGAGTCCCGGTGTCTGTCGTGGCCACGGTGGACGAAGTGCCGGTCGTGGCAGACGTGATTACAAAACGCTCTCCGGTCCAGGCGCAGGACCCGGAAGCTCCGAGCGCGGACGAGATCTGAGAGGCCACGCCGTTCAGATTCGTTTCTGCGGAAAGGTCGATTGACGCCATCGATTTCGAGGCTCCGTCGATCGTAAGCGAGAGCGTACCCGTGGTGATGGCCGTAAAGAGGGAAATGTCCTGCTCAGCGCTTGAGAGCGTCCTGCCGCGCAGCCTTCCAGCCGTGGCGGATTTCGCCCAGCGGCCGATGTAAACCTGGGTAGGCTGCGGGGACTGGCTGAAGAAAGCCTGAGCCGCGAGGTACTCCCGGGACGAAATCCCGAAGTCGGTCGCAATGTCAGAGATGCTGCTGTAGAGCCTGATGCGCTCGTCGGTGTCAATGATGTCGGAATCGCCCAGGATCAGGCAGGAGCCGAAGTTCCTGAGAGCCGCCGCCGTGGGCGACATCTCGACCGCGACATTGACCACGCGCGAAACCGGAAGAGTGGTTGCAATTGCCATTTTCAATCCTCACTGTGAGAGTCTGTTTTGATTTGGATATCGCCGACGGCACAGAGATCCCTGATGCCGAAGGTCCTGCGGACGGCCCGCCCGACGGAAAACCGCACGTCGCAACGGTCCACCCATTGTTCGTAAAGAAGATCCGGCAGGCGCTGCACCTGACCGTCGAACCCCTGCAGCTTTAAGCCGAACTTTTCGAGCCATCTGAGGTTCTGAAAGACCTGAGATCCTTCTCTAAACAGATCGGCGTTTAGAGCGGCGCTCGGGCCATAGAACGAGGCTACAAATCGAAACGTCTGATGCGAAACCCGGAGCACGTCTCCGCTTTCGGGTTTCTCTAGATCCCCCTTGCGGTCGATCTGGTCGGGGTTCCCGTGTGTTTCGACAGACTCGAACCCCACAGCGCACCAGTTCTCGTCTACCCCGGGCCTCGTGCCGGGCTTTGGCAGCCATCTCCGCCTGACATGGTCGAGCGGGATGCCTGTTATCTGCGCAACCCATGAACGGATCGTGTTTGTTGGGTCGCTCGTGTTCGAAGACTCAACTGGAGTGAGGACCCCCGCTGTTCTTGAATCAATAACGGCCATTGCCAGCCTCCTCCGGCCAGCAGACGAGCCGTAAAAAGCCTCTTCCAAACTGGCTGTAATCGGCGCAGTCTTTGACAACAAATCGCTTTCCATGCCACAAGACGGCGTCATAAGCCGCCCCGAATCCTTCCGGCGCCATGTCGGACACGCACCGCACGATGATCGTCCCTGCCCGCTGCAGGGCTTCCGGAAGACGGTCAATCGTTTTTTGGTCAGAGGTGACCACGGCGTTAATCTCAGCCGTTTCCCCGTCTGCCCACGCAGGCTCCCCATTGGCATCGGTCGATTCAACCGTCTTGATCAAGGCGCACGGGGATGTGAAAAGAGGGTCTTCGATAACCTCCGATACATCCAGCAGAGCCATGTCACTTTCCCTTTACCACGTAATAGTCGATGGAGTTCCGCAGGGATCCCGTATTGATCAAGGGCCTCACGTTCACTCCGTTCATCTCGTTTTCACGCTTGCTCTTGGTGAGCCTTGATCGGTTGCGGTTTCTAAGGGTCGAAGGCTTGAGCGGAACAAAGTTCCCGGTTGACATCTCGACCTTCACCGCAGAGGAGGCGATGGACCCAGCCTGTTCGAGGAGCCTTTCCATCGCAGCCCCGTCACCGTGCAGCCCGGCCTTCATGGCGGCCTTGAGCTTAGGGATGTAATTCGGAGCCGCCTTCCTCACGCCGGGCCTTAAAAAGGGTCTCTCCGGGATGTTGGCTGCCGGGCTTCCAAACTCGTGAATGAACCCGAGCTCATGGTTGGACGGTCCTCCGTCGCTTCTGGCGTCCCCTTTGCTGCCGGAGGCTATTCCGACGAAAACGGCAGCGCCCTTGATGCGATTTACAGCCTTTTTCACTTCATCAATGCGCGAGGTCGTCGTTATTGACGCGAACGGCTTGACCTTCATATCTGCCTCGCCCCGGCTCCAAAAATCTTGAGCAGCATGTAAAGCTCGCGTCCATACGCCGTGACATTCCACGATCCGGCCCCTGTTTCCGTTACGGAACCCGTATCAAAAGACACGGAAGCGCCGTCCACGGATTTGGAGGAAACCACGCCGGATGCCTCTCCTGAATTCCCGGATCCTCCCGCCGCTCCCGACCCCTGCGCCTTCAGGAAATGGGCCGCGTACAGGCCCATCACGTGATTTCGCAAGGCCTCGTCTGTCCAAACGTCTTCGGAAAAGAACTTGTCGGCAAGCGCCAGGCGGATTTCAACGGAAGGCCCCGGATAGAGCTCTTCCGTGAACTCCGGAAACGAGGAACGAAAAGAATCAACTGTCAGAGCCGTCATCTTTCGCCTCCGCCGCGTCCTTCTTCCTGGTTCTTCCCTTCACGTCGGAAACGGTCAGGATGTACTGACTGAGGTAGCTGTTTCCGGCCACTTCATCAGAGACCACGTACTCCTTCCCCGCGGCAAAAGGGAGCCTCTTACCGTTAAGCCGGAGCGTGACCGGGCCGCTGACAGTGATCCTTTTCATAACTCCTCCACTTAGTCCGCGAGATCGGCGTAGTACACCATCTCGGGGCGGACGAACTCCACACCGCCCAGGGCGCCGTAGTACGGGACAATCTGGCGATAGTCGCGGTACTGCACCGGCAGAGCCTGAATCTGAACGAGCGGGAAGCGAACCACGTCGTCGCGGCGGGTATAGGCAACAATGCGGCCTTTACCGGAGTTAATGCTCGAATCAGCAAGCCACCGAACCGGGCGAATCGTCAGGCTTCCGCCGTTGGCGACTGCCAGGTTGTTGCTGGTGACGTACTGCAGAACATTCATGTTCGTGTTCGGCAGCTGCTGGGAGGCAAGAGCCGAGAACAGCGCGGGCGGAATCAGGCAGGTGTCCGGAATGCGGTTGTAGGCCGTGTTCTTCCAGGCTGCATCGAGCACGGAGTTGAAGAACTTGATGGCCTTTTCAGCCGTGGTGGTCGAAGCATCAAAAGCGCCGACGTTCTCTTTGGCGATAGCAGAGTTGTTGAGAAGGCCGGAAATCCCAAGCTCGGTGTCGCCCATGTACACCTGGGTGTCGATATCGAGCTGGTGCTTCATGCGCATGGCATCGTGCTTCATCTTGTCGATCGGGCGGCCGGCCTTCATGGCCTTTTCCAGATCGAAGATCGTGTAGTCGACCTCCATGCCCCACGGGGTAACGGGGGTAGTGATCTTGTTCATCTGAATGGAGACGCGGGCCGGGGTGGTGGCCTCGCCGCGGATCCAGCTCTTGGTGCCGCTGCCGGTGCCGCCAAAGCCGCCCGCGTAGTTCGTGAGGATGAAGGAAGTCACCTCGTCTGCGATCGTGACATCCTCGCGCAGAGGCATGTCGCGGGACCAGGTGAATTCGGCGATCGGGTCGTAATTGTGGGGGTCGAGTCGTTCAAGCTGGCCAACAAGGAATGCACCAGTGCTCTGAATCTCAGAGTCAGTAAATTTCATGGAAGTGCTCCTTAGATGTTAAAGGCAATTTCAGCCAGACCGTTCGCATCCGCGGGGCCCATGAAGGTCGCTCCGGAGAGGGCGGTGTTGGAGGTGGAATCAGCGGAAATCGCACCGGTCGAAGTGAGATAAACCTGGCCGCCCGCAGCGGCCGTGCCGCTGGAAACGGTGACAGCGATGTAGCCGCGGCGAAGAACGGAGACGAGCTCCATTTCCTGCACGCCATCGTTGTCGGCCTGACCGTATTCGCGCACAGAGAAGCCGTAGACGGCATCGGAGGCGGCGCTCACAGCTGCGGCCTTGCCGCTCGAAAGCTTGACGGGCACGCCGAAAGCCTTGACGGTTCCGTCGTTGACCTTGGTTTCAATGGTCGCGTCAAAAAGACCGCGGGTAAGGTCGCCTGCATAGCCGGGCGTCATGGAGGTGCCGATGAACTGAGACATGGTTATTTTTCCTTCCAAAATTCAGCAAACTTTTTGTTGAGATCCGCATTGCTCGTTGAGCGGGGAGCCTGATCGGCCATATGGACAGCGACCGGGTTGTTCTTGGCGCGGGCCAGTTCGGCAGAAGCCTTGAACGCAATCGCCAAAGAGGCGTCGTCCAGCGTGTCGGCGTCGCCAAACTCTTTCACGCCTGCGGCCTTGAGGGCCTGGCGGCGGAGGCGGTTGAGAACATCCTTAGAGAAGCCGCCGGTCTTGGCGTCAGCCGCGGGCTTCTTGATTCCCGGGCAGACATCCTCTGCGTCAGCGAGAACTTCCTGCGACTCCTCGGCTGGAACGGTCTCGTCAACCGGAGCCGCTTCAGGATCGGGTTCCGGTTGGGCAGGCTCTTCATCCGCAGCCTGCTCCGGCTTTTCCTTGGCTGCCTCTGCGGACTGCAGCTTCTGGACAAAGGCCGTCAGCTCTCCCACCGCCTTCTCGAGCGCTGCGATTCGGTCTTCGGGAGAAGGCGCGGGAGCCGGAGCGGGCTCCGCAGCAGGCTCCGGATCAGCATCCTTAACGTCGACCTTGTCGAGCGCTTCATTGAACTTATCCTCATCGCCGTCACGGAAGAGGCGGCGGAGCATAGTCTTCCAACTAGATTTAGGTTCGTTCATAAAACCATCACCAATAGAACAAACGGGGCCACACCGCCCCTGATTAACAAGAGCAACGTGGTTCCCCACAATGCCCACCTGATGACCGGAATCGGCGCCGTCCCGCACGAAATTCGCGTCGTAGCCGCACGAGATTTCGCAGAGCGTCCCGTTTTCGATCAAGTCGATTCCCTTCTTGTCCAGGACAAGAAGGTCGGCCAGAAGAAGGCCGGATTCGTCACCTTCGCCCCGCCGCACGTTCTGCACGTGCCCGATGGAGATCTTTTTCCACGTCTCCGGGTCCGCAAAGGTGTCGTGCCCGATCACGATTGGCTTGCCCTCAAAGCTCGCGATCGTCTCGGGCTTGAACAGCTCTTCTGCCGGGCGGCCGACATGCACGACAGGGGCGTTCATCGAGACGTCCGCGCCCGTGTAGTCAAATGTGCCGACTCTCGAGATCGGAACGCCCCGGCAGAGCAGATACCCCTCCGGAGTCAGCTCCTTGTGAGGGCTCAGCCGCTCGCTTGTGAGGAAATTTCCATCTCTAAACTTCATGATTCGTACTTCGATTTAGGAAACAACGGTTCTGCCCAGCAGCGGCAGTTCCACAGCTGGCCAGGATGAGAGTGAACGATCTTCTGACCCGGCTCGCTCGTGATCGGCGGGTCGTTCCAGGACTGTATCGTCCCATCAAGCTGCCGATGCCTTGGTCTTACCGCCCCGTCACCTACCGTGTGCCAGATGTAGTGCGTAGACCCGACGGCCTGCGCCCTTGCCTGTGTGTAAGACGTCCTGGCTCTTGCCGTCTCGGTTCTTGCGATGCAGATCGCCCGGCTCATCGTGATGGGCCCGAGCCGCTTTATGTCCTCGGCGAAAGAAGCGAAGCGCTCGCCCGTCATGAGGCTGCGCTGCGCCATCTCCTGAACCTTTTCCGCGGCCTCTCTTGGAAGAGACTTGATCAGGTCGACCTGAAGGTTTTGAAGATCCTCGTAGGCCTTCCCTGTCAGCGCGTCCTTCAGGCGTTTTCTTGTTTCTGCCGAGAGTTCTCCACCCACCAGCTTCCACGTTTCGAAGTCGGCCGCTCCGGCCCGCTTGAGCATGATTCCCGATATCTCGTGCGCCCAGGCGTCGATCTCGCCCGCGTATGAAAAAAGCCGCATCTGGATCTCAGAGGCGGCCTTCACGGGGTCAGCGGCGGCGGAGTAGTCACGGGCGATTCGGTCCACCTGTCGGGCCACCCGCTTGAGGCGCTTTTGGTACCACGCCAACAGCTGCGCCGTTTTGGTTTGCTCCCGGAACGCTTTCGGGTTTGGCATTTAACGGATCCTCCGTTAACTTGGCCTCCGGCGGCATCATCCCGTTGTCTGCCTCTTCGGCGGCATCTATGTCTTCGTCACTGATCGAACCAAAGAGCCCGATCGTGTCGGACAGCTTTCTCAGCTCCTTCATCGCAACTGATGTCGGGATGGCGCCGGCCTGAAGGGCCTGAATGATCGAACCGGCAAGGCCCTGCGCAGCCTGGGACTTCTGCTCGTTCGTCATCTGCCAGAGGCTCTTGAACTCAAAGCCGAAGTCGGCGTCCGGCGCCGAACCAAAGGCCGACTCATACATGACGCGAAGCAGCCTCTTCAGGCCCGGCCTCAGGTCGGAGTCCTGATCGTGCTTCACGTTGTCGTAATAGATCCGAAGGTCCGACTCTCCGGTTGAGTTGAATCCCGCCGGAGACTGCCCAAACAGGCGCACAAGGGGAACGCCGATGGCGCCGGAGATCTGCTGCCCGAACTGCAGCAGAATGTCCGGGATCCCCGTGAACGAGTACTGCATCGTCTGGAACTCATCGGTGCTGTCGCCGATGGTCAGACCCTCGATCCCCTGGAACTCCCTCATGTAGTCCATCTGTTTCAGGAAACCGTCGCGGGCGAGACTGTTCGTCAGGATGTCCCGCAGCCCCTGCACCTTGTAGTAGCGCAGGTACGACTTGCTGATCAGCTGAGCTGCGCCCTGCGTCGCAAGGTCGAACATCTGAACCTGAGGAATGACGGCCTCGAGTATGGAGGCGCCCCACCCCTGATAGGCCTGCCTCAGGTTAAATGGCAGCCTCCGGCCGTCGAGCCTGATCACTCTCGAATGGTGGATCCTGTTGCCAGGGATGTTGACGCCGACTTCCTTTTGCAGGACCTCGTAGTATTCGGGTTTTCCGAAATCGGGTCCAAGCGCCTGAACGAGCTCGCTTGAGGGCTGTATCTGCCAGCGGTCAAGAACGTACAGCCCGCGGAACGCCCCTTTTCGGACTTCGGCGAGCGGCTGGCTCATGTCCTGCCCGTCGATCATCATGACGGCGACGGACCCGCCGTAGAGCCGGGCCCACTTGATAGCGTCCGCAATGGAGTCCCACACCCGCCAGTCGTCAAGATCGGCGTTCAGCCGGTCCACAACCTTGGGATTCTCGGACTTGATGTCTATGCCCTCGCGGGTCATGTCCTCGGCGATGATGTCCACCGCGAGGGAGCAGATCCACGACCCCTGATACGCCCACTCGAGCTGGGAGCGATCGAGAGACTCGAACCTCGGAACGTAATGGGTCGCAGCAAAGGTGTTGCGGCTCTGGCTGCCGATCCTGAGCAGGGGATTGATCACCCCGTCCAGAAACAGCCTTTTGGCCGCGGACTTTTTTATGTTTCTTGCGCTGGTTCTGCTCATTGCATCCGTCCTAAAGCGGCCCACTTACTCAGCCCGGGCTTCGTGATATAGCCGTCAAGGGCGTAGCGAAGCCCGTCGATAATGTGGTTCGACTTGTCCAAAATGATCGGAAGAACCTCGTCTGTGGTCTTGTCAACCTTATACGAGTAGAGCCTGAACTCATCCGCGGCGTGTTTGCATCGCGGATGGATGACGATCTTCTCGAAGCTCTTCAGATAGGCGATTCCATCCTCCACGCTTCCCTGCCACTTCGTTGCGGCCGAGATCCGGAAAGGCGGATTGACCCGGTTTGCCAGATAGCTGATGGTCTCAGGCCTGGCCGAGTCGGCCTTGATCGGCCATTCGTGCGACCCCGGGACGGATTCGTAGAGCTGCGGCATTTCGTCGAGCTCCACCCCGACCGCATACGCCTCGTAGTCAATGTAGAGGCGGCCATCGAGGATGAAGCAGCGGACAAGCGTGTTCGGGTCGTTCGCAAAGCCAAAGTCGGCGCCGAAGAACAGCCTGTCCGCCTTCTTCCAAAGATCGTCCGGAAAGTCTTCGACAACATAGCGGCCTTTGAACACCTGGGCGTCCGATATCGTTCTTGGATACCCCTCCCAGATGTGCAGATAGGCTTCGTAGTCCGACTTCTTCAGGAACTCCATTTCTTTTCGGAGCTCGTCTGGGAAGTAGGCGTTCTCGTCGTAGTTGACTTTGCGAACGCAGGCGTCCGGCGGCGGGTTCTCGATGAACCTTTTCGTCGTCGGATCGTCTGCGTTCAGGGGGTTGAAGGTGATCCAGATTTCGGACCCCGGCTTTCTTATCGTCGGGATCAGGACGGACCATGACGCTTCTGAAACTGTTTGGGCCTCTTCCACCCAGGCGATGTCAATGCCTTCAGTAGACTTGAGCGACTGGTTGTGGGAAAGCCCCTTGAATATGAACCTGCTGCCTGTTTCCTTGCTGCGGATTTCTGCCTCGAGGAAATCGAAGCGGTCGGCGATGCCGAGCCTGTAGGCCGTATCCTTCAGCACCTGGTAGGAAGAATCGCGGATTGAGGCCTGAATCTCCCTGCAGCAAAGAACACGGAGCCTTGCCATGTCGGCCATCACAATCAAGGCCTCGGCCACGGCCCAGCTCTTGCCCGATCCGCGGCCGCCATAGAACACTTTGTAGCGGTGCGGCCTCCAGATCTCAGCAAAGGGGTTACTTACCGGCATCTTTATGGGCCTCGACAGCCTCCCGCATTTTGGCGTAAACCGCATCCATGCCGTCCCCGACGCTGCCGGAATTAACCTCTGCGATCACCTTCTGGCGGTCGCTGAAGCGGTGGTCATCACGAATAGCAGCTTCTCTGGCCAGCTCCTGCATAGCTACCTTGTAGCCGTCTACAACACCCTTGGGGAAGCTGATTCCCTCATTTTCATGGAGCTGGGTCTTCTCTATAAGCTCTTTAACCAGGTCCATGCGCCGATCGTTGTAGAGTTCAGCACTGAACCGCCTAGCTTCGATTGTGGCCGCAAGAAAGTCGGGATACTTCTTCTTCCACAGTCTTAAAGCTTCTGCACTTGGCATGCCCGGCATTTTGCATATCTTTGCCTCGGACTTTCCTTCTCTAATCAGAGAGAGAATCTTGTTAGCCATCTCTGGACCGTAAGCCGATGGCCGCCCACCCATTGTTTTCTGGAACTTTCTAATTGCCATGGCCTTTCTTTTCGTTGATGAGTTTTCTTACCGCCGCTCGACGTTTGACACCCTTGAACTCGACGCCGAGTAACTCTTTGTATTTATTTTCGTCAAACTTTTTATTTTCACTAGGCTCTTTATTTCTTGGCGTACATTTTTCTGCTGTTCCTTCTTTGCTTACAAACTGGCCATTCTTGTCGGAGTGCAATGCACCGTTCCTATCTTTTGTGTCATCGAAAAATACGAATGGAATCAGGTCGTTAAACCTGATAAATCTCTTTTCGGATTCGCGTAATTCAGAATACTCATTGGCAAATTTCATTTGTTTCCTCGCGCGCGAACCGTACAAGAAACCTATTTGCTCCTCCAAACCGTTTTTGACCGTAGAACCTCAAGGAGGTCATACCCTGCCATAGTCAGCTCTGGCTCGATCCTCACGTAGCTCACCTTGCCCGGAAGCGTGCAGCCGTACTGGATGCCCTTGATGTAGCCTGACTCGGACAGAAGTTTCAGGTGACGTGCCACAATGGATTCGAACTTCTCATCGTTCTTTCCGAACAAGATGTCCTTATGGAGATGTTCGATGAATTCCTTCAGTGATTCATCTTCAATCTTTCCGAGAAGCTCTCGGACGACATCCCAGTCTCTTACCATAAGGAAATCCAAAATGTGGCGCCGGGTCGGGGGCCGGCCCAAGGGACAAAAGAAAACCCCGCCCGGCATAAAAATTTAGCCCGGAGATCTTCTGACCTTCGGGCTTACGTTTCTTACGGGTGCAAAAAGGCTGGCCATCGGCCAACCTTAATTACATCTTGCGTCTTTCGCTTACTGATATTTTCATTTTACGCCTCGTCATTATGAAAAGCAAAATTTTTATCTCTGGCGTAAAAATCAAGAATATTGGAAAGCATAACACAAGCGTTATGAAGTTCCTCGTCGAATCTACGTCTATTCAGGCCCATAGCCTTTCCCAGTCTGCCGACAGGAATCATCGGCCTCAGGTAGAGCACGCAGATCATGAGACGATATTTTTCCGGATACAGCGGGGAGCAGAGCGATCGCTCGACAAGAGCAGCGTCTGCTGCGTCTACCGGATCTGATTTCCGCTGATCGTCCTGATAGAAATCCTCCGGCGCACCAAACAGTGCGATCATCTTCGCAAGCCACGATGCGCGTAAGCATGATCGGTCCCTATAAACTCTCGCCCAGTTTTCGAGTCTCGCGTCCAGGTCTCGATCTTCGATCACGCTTCTCTCCTGTCTGTCGGTTCTGCCTCCACCCATACCCGGATACCCTCATAGGCGTCGCTGTACTGCTTCCTGACGGTCAGGATGGACACTTTGCTGTCATCCACCCAAGCCAGCCGATTAAGGCTGTCCAGAATGATTTTGGCGACGTTGTCACAGTCTGGCTTGCTGGGTGATATCTCCCCTCGAAGCGCCGCGGCTTTCTTTGCCTTGGTCCATGAGACGGGTACCTTACAGCAGACAAGGATATCGACTGCAAAAGAGAGCGCATCTTTCCCTGTGTACTGCGTCCCGGCAATCGCCTTTCTCGCCATTGACTGGACGAAAGCGCGGTACCGTCGGTCTTCATCCGGGATATAGGTGTGACCGTTCCTCATGAACCGAGGCCGGGCGGCTCCTCTCGCTTTACCCGGCACCTGGAAGCCAAACTCAAAACTCACTTTTCTCCTCCTGCTTTTCCTTGAATTCCCTCCGGACCTCGCTCACATACCATGTGGAGATCCCAAATCGGTCTGCCACTACCGGGATTGGCAGCTTCATCGATGCTCGAGCGATATGCTCCCGAATCACTGCCGGGAAGCGCTTTCTGCTACCGTCAGGCACCGCCCTGAGCTGCTTGATGTACTTTCGGACATCGCTGTCAGTCTTCACCCATGAAGCATCCGGCACCAGGCGATGATCGTGGACAGAAGGACGGACCATTCCCTTTCGCTTATACGCGTCCGCGATGACGCCTATGGTGACCTTTAGCCGGGCTTCAAGGTACATAGCCGGTGCAGTCCGGCAGAGGATATCCAGAGACTTCCAGACATCTTCAGGGATGACGTCAGGTAAGATCCTCGCGCCCTTGGCGTGGGAGATGATTTCTCGTCTTGCCTCGACATAAGCCGATACCTTTTGGAAGTGCTCCTCGCACTTTTGCAGGTCTTCCAGCGGGTACATCCGCTCATCAGTCAGGACTCTGACGGCCCTATCTTTGGCTGCCTTTCCCTTGGCATCGGCTATCTCGGCGACTCTGGCGACTGGCTGCGTGAGCGTGTAGGAAACGAAACTGGCTGGGATCATGCTCACTCCTCTTAGAAGGGGATATCGTCGAAAGAATCGGAGGAATAGGAAGAGACCCACTCAGGGATATCGTCCTCTCTGGCGCCAGGACCGCCTGCAAGCGTCTTCCTGGCGGTAGCCGGTACAACTGAACCTTTGGCGCTTTTAGCTCGCTCCTCGGCGATCAGAGTAAGGAATGGAGGGATCGCGGCTTCTGCCTCTTCTCTCTTTCTCAGACCTTCTCTCGCTTCAGTAATCGCAGACTCTGACGGAGTATCCCCGAACTGCTTGCGGACAAAGAGCTCATCCTCGAGCCTGAGCGGGCGATGCTCGACGTAGGCGATCAGCTTCCGCCACATCCACTCTTTTCCGGTCAGCGCTGGGAGATCATGTCTCGCAGTTAGCCAGCGGTGGTAAGCGGCATTGACCGCGGGATCAGCGGGAGTCACTGCGGAAATCGTCACCTCTTTGGCGCTGTCTTCCTGAACTTTCTTCTCTTGAGCCCGCTCACGGATTTCCTTGGCAGACTTCACGATGTCTGACGGCGCAGCCATCTTGCTGTGTCGCTTCGGCCAATCCGTAAGCGCTGATATAGCCGCCCATGCCGGGACTTCATCCTTGAGACAAGAAACCCAGAGGACGAGTCCCTTTTCTGATGGGGTTTTGGCTCCCAAGAGATCAGCGAGCCCCGTAACCTGATCGGTGATCTGCTTGACGTCAGATCCTTCGTACTTAAATCCAGTCATCTACAGTGTCCTTTTCCTCTTCCTTCGTGTCGTCTGTGATCCCCAGAGCCTTGATGACGTTGGCTACCGTCCTATCCATGCTGGAGCGTGAGTCGGTCTCTTTCTCGTAATCCTTAACCGCCTGCCAATCGGCGTTGATCGAGATCCATCCCCGTGTGGCGCATAGCTCAACCGCTTGCTGGACTGAGAGACCAGACTTAACGACCTGGGCTTTGAAGTGCTTCCATGCCGTCTCGGTGAGCGGTGAGTGCTTTGCCTTGCGTACCGTCATCCAGTCTCTGAAAGCGGACTCGGTGAGCTCGACGCCGAGCTCCGGAGGTTTGAATGCCTGATGAGTTCTGGTTTTCTCTTTCGACGCATCCGGTATCTCGGATAGCGAGAAGCGGTGTGTCTGTGCCTCCCGCTTCGCCGCAGGCGAGGGGGGAGGTAGATCTTCCTGATTAACTTCCTTATTAATTTCCTTATTACTTCCTTGTTCGGGGTAAAGTTC